CTGCCGCCACTTCTCACCGGCATACCAGGCGATGACCCTCGCTTCGATCGCGGAGAAATCAGCGACATAAAAGAGCATGCCGTCCTTCGGGATGAAGGCCGTGCGGATGAGCTGAGAGAGCGTGTCCGGGACATCCTCATAGAGCAGCTTGACGGCCTCGAAGTTTCCGGATTTTACCAGAGCACGCGCGGAGGCCAGGTCTTCCAGATGATTCTGCGGGAGGTTCTGCAATTGGATGAGCCTGCCTGCCCAGCGGCCTGTTCGGTTTGCGCCGTAGAATGCGAACATGCCTCTGGCCCGGCCGTCATCGCACACGGCCCGCTGCATGGTCTGATATTTCTTCACGGATGACTTTGATAGCTGCTGGCGGAGCTCAAGGGCTTCCTTAAGTCTTGGCGGAACGGATTCGATGAGCTTGGCGACTTCCTTTTTCCCGAGGCTTTCCACTTCGACTCCCTGCAAAGCCAGCCACTGTTTCATCTGCTGCACGCTGTTCGGATTATCAAGCGATGTCAGTTCCTTCATGGCAGCGGTGAGTTCCGCACGGGAACGGGTATCCAATTCGATCGCTTTTTCCACGAGATCCATATCCAGACGTACGCCGCGGTCGTTGATCTCCTGATCGATGTGGTATTCGTCCCATACGAAGTCCGGCACCGGGAACTTGGACAGGCGTTCCTTGATTCCCATTTCCGTTTCTACGTCCCGGATGTTATATCGCTTGAAGGCTTCCCATCTATTCAGAGCATCGCGGGGAAGGTTTCTGGTCCGGCCACCGTTCGATTTCGTTGGAGCACAGGGAACGCAGAAATATTTAATGAGGTCTTTTCCTTCGGTGAGCTTCTGTTTCTCCAGTCCGAGGACAGCACCGACGCCTTCAAGAGAACGCGGCAGTCCCATCGTGGAAGCCCAGACCATCGAGCATCGCCAGCTTTTTGGACTTAAGAAACGGGCACGTTTCATGGACAAAGGATGATCATCGAAAAACGGATCGAGACTGATTTCCATGTCACGAAGATACCTGGAGAGGCATACTCGTTCGAAGTTCGCGTTGTATGCCCATTTGACGACCTCGTCACTGACAAGCGCGTCGATGAGTTCCGGCGGAAGCCTTTCTCCCTGTGCGAGGTCGATCGTCTTGACTTCGCCGCCGTCAACGGCATATCCGAAAAGCAGAATCTCAAAGGTGGGTGATTCGGCGTACTTGTATACACCGCATTTACCAAGGCTGACGTCGCTATATGTTTCAATGTCGATGCTGAGTGTTTTCAATTTCTACCTCCAATCAAACAAGCGGTGGAGACCTCTCCCCACCGCCTGCCGTCTGTTTTACTTTGAGTTCAGCTCTTTCATCCGCGCTTCGTGGTATTCCTTGTCACGCTGTGCCTTTTCAAGCTCGAGCTTTTTCCTATCGGCTTCCCACTTCGCGTTTTCCTTGTCGCGCCTGCGGTCATCGACCGTATCAACAATCGAACGAACGATCCAGAAAATGGCGAGGATAATATACAGGGCCAGGGTCAAAGCGCAGAGAACATATGTCCAAGTCATGGTAGCCTCCTTCAGTTCAGGAAATCTTCATCGTCATCGGTTGCAAAATCGGACTCGGCACTTGCCTTGCCTCCGAGCGGCTCACCGTCGCGGATCTTCTGCAGGTTGTTAAGCCCGCAGGCGATGCCCTTGTTGCCGGAGCTGTTGAAGGCGTAGAAGGTGATGGAAGCACGCCCGTAAACGCCGCTGTACACCTCCGAGCGGGTGAGAATCGGATTCAGATCTGCATCCACGATGCCCGGCGCTGTTGTGGCGTTCGCATTGACGAAGTAAGCGTTTTTGTACGCCTCATCGTCCGGACGCTCTGCGTCGCCGTCACGGAGAGGGGTCTTGATCGCCGACAGGGCCGGCACGGTCTTTCCGTTTCCGCGGAGCTTTGCCTCGCCTTCCTTGTAGGCCGCCTCGATGGCCGCCTTGATCTTGGTAAGCGTTGCGGTATCGGACTTCGGAATGATGAGGCTGACGCTGTATTTAGGAGTCCCGCCGTTGATCGACTTCGGCTCCCAAACGTTTGCGTAGCTCCAGCGGGTGTTCGGTCCAGTGATGACCTTCATCGGGTTAGCGATTCTTTTACTCATGATCTTTTTCCTCCATAAAATCGTTTTTTGCTGTGTTCATGGCCGGGCGCTTGTCGCTGTCCGGCACGAGAGTAGGTTTGCCCTGTGGTTTCTCAATGTAGGCTGTAAGAAGCTCCTCAAAGCGGTTCTTTCCGAGCATTTTCTGCATAGCGGTGATACCAAGCAGCTTCTTCTCATACGGGTCGTACCCGGCATCAGCGACTGCCTTGGCGACGGATGTCTCGTCGGTGTACTTGCGGACGGATCGTCCCTCGACCAGCTTGAAGCCGTGCCATTCCTTTCCGGAAAGCGCCTTCTGGAGCGCGTATTCCTTGATGTCGGATGCCCATGAGACCAGTCCGTCCACCTTGGAAAGAATGACCTCGATCTCAGCGTCGGACAGTTCCGGTGGCAGCTTGAAATCATGCTGCGCGAGCTTCAGGTTCTCCTCGGCCCGGGCACGGCAGATATTCTTCGATTTGCAGAACCGGCACCAGTCGCCGCAGGAGAAATTTCCCTTGCCGTCCCATGCGAGATCCGCTGCGGGCTTCAGAACTTCTTCGGCCCAGGTGAGCAGATCGATTTTCGGAAGCTGCCACTCACTGATGTTCTGGCGTCTCGGCTGGTAGATATGCAGGGCGATGTCGTCGATATCGTAGATGCCATCGAAGAGAGACAAGGCTCCGAGCGCGTAACATTTGAGCTGCGGATTGTCCTCTGCTGAGACCTCGATTCCGGTCCCGTACTTGAGGTCTATGATGTGGAGCGTTCCGTCTGCGATGACAAGTGCATCTGCGGTGCCGAAGCCCTGTTTCACCCAATGGGAGAAATCTACGCGCTGTTCAACCATGACAGTCGGGTCTGCACAGGTTTCCTTTGCGGCCTGCACCTGTTCGAGTACGTAGCTGACGTATCCGTCGGTCGCCTCATCCATTTCCTCGTTATAGAAATCGAGGTTCTCTGTCGGATCGTCCGCAGGATAACCGAGCGCCTTGCGGAGTTTGTATTCGGCAAGAGCGTGTGCGCAGGTTCCTTCCAAGGCGTAGATGCTTCCGTTGTCTTCAAATCTCTCACTGAGCCTGACGGACGGCGGGCAGTGAAGCCATCTGTCGGCAGACGAGGCAGAGAGAACGGCGTGTGAATTAGCTGCCATTTCCGAGCACCTCCGCGTCCTTCATCAGGGCTTCATAATCTGCCGGATTGACCTTTGAGAGCTTGTCTGCACCGTACTTCTTAAGCAGATCGCGTACCTCGGCGGTATATCCGGCACGGGACTTGTCCGCCAGTACAGCACGGACATCTTCGAGCTTCAGTTCTTTCTTCGCCGCTTTCTGTACCGACGCTGATTTGACTGAAGGATCATTCTCGGTTCCAGAGAACTGCTGATAAAGCCAGTCGGCAGCGTTGTTAATAGCAGCGGCCGCATCTCTGAGTTCTTGGATGGTCTGATCCATTTCGGCCATTTTTGACATAGGTTTTTCCTCCTTCCTCGGGTTGTCTGTCGGCGGCAAGAATCGTCAGGTTTCTTGCCAGTCTTGCGGATACGCGGCTGATGGCATTCAGGAGTCTGATCTCCTCATTTGCCGTGTTCACCGATGCGCCTCCGCTGTCTGCGTAGTTGCGATACATGTTTTTCACCTCTCTTTCCGGGCTGGTTTCTTTGCCCTTCACCTTCCACTGGAGACGGGCAGGCAATTTGAGCGGAAGAAAAATAAAAAAATCTGCCACTGTCCTGAAATTGGGACAGTGGCAGACAGATAATGAATTAGAAGTTACGATAGCCACGGAACTCGTCGCGGAATTTCTTCATCTCATCGGCGAACGTTCTCTGTTTGCGCCCGAGAAGTTCGGCGACTTTACGGTCGGAGATGCCTTCCGGATGCTCCTGCCAGATTGCAATGATGCGGTCGGCCTCCGGGTCGATTTCGTGAAGACGTTTGATGAGACGCTTCAGAAGGTCGCGGTCGGCCGTAATCTCTTCAGGTGTCGGCTTGTCATCCGGCACATAATCGCCCAGTGTTCCTTCGCCGTCCGGCAGCGGGTCGTCAAGGGAAACAGCGTTCCGATTGTGAAATTCGCAGTCATCACACATGCCATCGCAGAGCCACCATTTGCTGCGCGGGCAGAAGCATTCTCCGTGGTACTGCATGCGTTTCCTGAGTGCTGTGCGCCAGCGATCGAACTCACGGTACTGTTCCGCTGGAACCTCATACCAGGTGCCGGATTCTTTGTCGAAGATACGATTTTTGTTTGCTTTTTTTGACATAAAAATTTCCTCCTTTGATTGGCGTTTTGTGGTCAGTCACAGGAGGGAACTTCATAGTCAGTTCACGCTGCGTTCATATCATCGCGTTGAAAGAAGAATTAGCCGGTGATATAATGTTTTAGTAGGTTTTGTTGTGGATTAATAATCCGCTTTTTCCCGCTGACAGAAGCATTAATGTTGACTAAAAAGGCTCCTGTGCTTTCCACAAGAGCCAGTGAGGAGTAGGGTTTGTCGCTTATCACGTTGTCGGGTTTGTCGCTTTTGTCGGAGTTTTTGATAAAGAGGGACAATCAATGTCAAATAGAGATAAATGGAGGCTGTGTGGCGGGACATTCTTCATACTGATTTCTGATGCTCGCAAAGCCATGCCGTCACATGACGAGATGTATATGGGAAAGAAAAGCGGCATCACTGAGCCGGAGACACTTTTTGCTCTTGCAAGAATAGTCACGCCGGATCTGCCAGAGCCTATGAGCTCCGAAGAAAAATCATGGCGTGATGGAACATTTGATTTCAAATCTTGTAAGGGATGGGGCTGGAAGCAGTATCGTTTCGTTGATGCTTCGGTCAGAGCATCATTCGATAGCAGGATTAAAAGCGAATATTCGAGTTGTCTTGAGCAGATGATGACATTTACTAATAAGTATTTGGACCTGCGCACCAGTACGAAAAAGGATGAATATCTTGTAAAAGCTATTCTTGAACTTTTAGATGCCGACGAGGGAATAACTGACGATACAAGGTTCTACGCAAATAAGGATGGAACGACCATAACCAAGGCTGAGCTTTTATCATCTCCTTCGGTGTGCCTTGAATCTTTTCTTCTCGGTATTTGGCATTACTGCATTGTCTGCATAAATAAAAACAGCATAGGTAAAGAAACCTATGCTGAATGGTGTCCTCCCACTGAGGGGAATAATGGGCGGCCTTATGTAGCTGAAATTGGTGAAACCAGCTCACGGAACGTAAATATTACCTATTGCGATTCTTCAACATTTGAAGATGATAAAACAGCTGATGAGGCAGACGATCCAGAGTCGGAAGTCATCGAGGCGATACCGGAATCCGATGAACAGAATGAACAGAAGAACCTCGAACAAACAATTAACCAGCCGAAAGTTTTTAATTTTAATTTTGAACAGTCTGGTGGGAACGGTAAGCAAATCGGATATGTAGAAAATTATTATGAGAAAGATGAGGAGGATAAACAATAGTGACAAACGATGAAATTCAAAAGATATCTCCTCAGCTTCCTACTAATAAACAACCGCAGCAGATTGATGTTCACATGGAGCAGTCTGGTGGTGGGGGTAAACAATTCGGATTTGTAGAGCATTATGAAGATCATAAGATGGTCGCTGTTTATCTCCCTCCCAGTGCAGACGATGACGATGACAATACGCCGGAGCAGATTGAATTGGATCTCAGCTGCTATAACCTTTTTGTAATAGCTGATGAGATGTTTAAGGGAAAATATTTTATAGTTCCTAAAGACCGTGCTATTACGGCAGATAAATGCACATCGAAGGAACTATGGCCGTTGGCATATCTTACGGAAGAATGTATTCGAACAATAAAAACCTTTCCCGCGATATTTACGAGTACAAATCATTTATTTGCTCGGACAGATGAACGACACAATGCTTTTTTCGGAATAGTTCGAGATGTCCGAGTGAAAGAAGAAGGCATCTGGATCTACTTTTATAAGTATAGAAAGCTCAAACAACAAATTCTGAATGAGCACGCTTTGGAGTTTGCAATTCAAGGTACTGAATTTAAAAACGAGCTGGATGAAACACGCTGGTCAATAAAAAAGATCAATGTTGTGGAAGCACTGAATAAAAACGGTTGCAATATAAAGCTGTTATAGGTTCAACTCATGAAATGTAATACTACGAAGTATGGAGGTAATACATGAGCCGAGAATATGATGAAATGAATGTTGAAAAGTGGGTGAACTTAGAAGATATAGCAGATCATCTAAGTGTCAGCCAAGATACGGTAAGGACATGGATTAAAGAAGGCAAGCTTCCGTATTACAGAGCAGGGAAAAGATATAAATTCAAAATATCCGAAGTCGATGAATGGGTTCGGAAGGGAAAAATAAAGGAATAATTATAGGAGGACATCACATGAGCAAAAAGTATCCCTCGTTAATTACAAAAATAAAAGTCAATAGAGCAACCTTCCATGATGAGCCGATTGAGAAGCTTTCGTTCATTAATTTCTTCTATGGAAACAACGGTGCAGGAAAATCCTCAATCGCTTATGCTATCAGTGAAAATAATGGTGATAATGACAGTGTTGAATGGGCAGATGGTCGTACTCCAAGTGATTATGATGTATTGGTGTATAACCGTGATTTCGTAGAAGATAACTTCTCAAATTATGGTGATCTCCCTGGCGTTTTTATTTTCAATAAAATCAACAAAGACGTACAGAGCCAGATAGATAAGAAGAGTAAAGAAAAAGATAATCTCAACGAGTCTTTTACGAAGGTACAGGAAGACTGGCATACAAAGAAAGATGGAGTCGGGACACTTCTTTCAACATTTCAGGACGAGTGTTTCAAGAAAACAGCTAAAGAACGCGCTGCTTTAGATAAGGCACTGGAAGGTAAGAAACAAAAACGAGGATTCGTAGAAGCAATACTTTCTGAGAATAATCCTACCGATCATAAATTAGAGGAATTAAAACAGCTTTGTGATGTGGCGTTTGATGCGAATTCTCGGACGTATAGTGAGTTTCGCCGGGCAGACAGTTCAACTACATATGGAAAACTCCCAGGAAAAGATCTACTGGCTACAGTTGTAGTCAGCAGTGCCAATACTGATTTTGCTAAATTCGTAAGGAAAATACAGGCGACCGACTGGGTGCGCCAAGGTTATACACACTTCGTACCGAATTCAGATGGTAAGTGCCCATTCTGTCATCGAGATCTGCCGACCACATTTGAAGACGATATTCGGAAGTGTTTTGATTCCCAATATCAGGAAAACGTTTCCGAAATAAGTAAGTTCCAAAGTACATATGACCGGGAAACACGGGGGATTGTTCAGAATCTTGAAGCAAACCTTGGAGACCCTATGCCGGGATTGGACGCCGAGCTTGAAGAATATAAATCAAAGCTGAGTCTTTTGAAAAGTAAAATTGACATCAATTCCGGGAGACTTGCCGAAAAGGTAAAAGAACCTTCAAAGATTGTTTCACTTGAAGATACGGATTCACTCTTACTTGAAATTGGCGACATAATAGACATTATCAACAAGAAGATCAAAGCAAACAATGACGTCGTAAATGCCAAAAGAACCAGTAAGACAAAATGTAAGAAGGAAGCCATTGAGTATTTCGCGTTTTTACTTAAGGACGATATCAAGGATTATATTGCGGAAAAGAAAACGCAGGAAGAAGCTGTAAAAAAACTTGAGGATGAAGGTCGAAAACTGAAAAAGGCAATCGGAGACCTCACTACGGAAATAGCTGCGCTCAATTTGCAGGTTGTAAATACGCAGGCAGCGGTTGACGGTATCAATAAGATTTTAAAGGATTCGGGATTTCAGGGATTTCATATTCGTGAATGTGAAAATAATAAGAATCATTATGAGGTCATCCGTGATACCGGTGAGGTTGCTGAAAATCTTAGTGAAGGAGAGCGGAATTTTATAGCATTCCTGTATTTTTACCAGATTGTACGCGGTAGTCAAAGCAGCGAGGAAAAGAAGGACAAGATCGTAGTCATCGACGATCCGGTATCCAGTATGGATAGCACCGCGCTCTTCCTTGTTAGCGCTATCGTACGGGAAATGATTAACGTCTGCCGAAATAATACGGAATGGAAAAATCCAAAGGTGCCGGGAAATTACATCAAGCAGATCTTTATTCTGACACATAATGTGTATTTCCACAGAGAAATTACCTACCAGCAGGTCGGATATTACGACTGCACCACATTTTATATTATCCGTAAAGCCGGTAATATCTCAAAAGTTCATATATGCGAACGGCCGAAGGACAACGCAAAAACCGAGCTTGAAAACTATAATCCAGTGCAAAGCTCTTATGCGGCTTTGTGGGAAGAACTGCGAGATGCCGATACTGTTATTCCGGCGCTCAACATCATGCGCAGAATTCTTGAGACGTATTTTTTACAGCTTTGCGGATACGAAGGAACGAGCTTGCGAGAGCAACTTCTCGAAGATCCAGAAAACAGGAAGAATTTTATCAAAGAAGTTCCCGGAGGAGAGCCAGACATGACGGATTATGAATTGGCATCAACAATGCTCGCCTACATTAATAATCCGAATGGTATTACAGACGGACTGAATTTCGTTGTTGAAGATTACGATGATGTGAATTTGTATAAGCAAGTGTTCAAACAGATATTTTACGTTATGCATCAGGATCAGCACTATGACATGATGACTGCGGCTGTTAAGAAGAGAAGTTAAAGTTTGGATTATCGACAATAGTAATAAAGCAGCTGGTATTGCTGCAACGAATGGAGAATAAATAATGTCAGAACATCAAGTTATAGATGCCATGTGGGATGATACCCCGGTAGATGTATCGGAAGAAACAAATATGATCTGGTCTATTGCCAACAAGCTGCGTGGACCATACCAGAGTGACAAATACAAAGACGTCATCATCCCGATGACGATCATCCGCAGATTTGAATGTGCACTGGAGCCGACAAAGGAAAAGGTTGTCGAGCAGTATGAGAAGAATCCTAATTATCCGGAAAAAGCTATGTATCGTATCTCTGGATTTCAGTTTTATAACACAAGCCGTTTCACGCTTGCTGAGTTATGCAATGATCCAGACCATCTGGCAGACAATTTCGTATCATACATTCAGGGCTTTTCCTCGAATGTACAGAATATTCTTCTGTCCGAGGCACAGGGGCTGGATTTCAAGAAGCAGATCACGAAGATGGACAAGAACAATCGTCTGCTGGCTGTCGTGAAGGCATTTTCAGAACTTGATCTGAATCCACGTACGATTGACAACGTGAAGATGGGATATATCTTTGAGGACCTGATTCGCCGTTTTTCTGAGAATGCTGAAGCCGGTGATCACTACACCGGTAGAGACATCATCAAACTGATGGTTAATATTCTTCTGGCAGAGGGCTGCGACGACATCTTCGATGATGGCAAGGTCATTACAATTTTGGATCAAGCGTGTGGAACAGGTGGAATGCTCTCTACGGGATACAACTTCATCAAACGTTATAACCCGACAGCGGATGTACGACTCTTCGGGCAGGAAATCAATCCGGAGTCATATGCGATGTGTCTCGCGGAAATGCTGATCAAGGGACAGAATGAGGAGAACATCGTCTATCAGGATACGATGAAGGCAGATCGCTTCCCAGATATAAAAATGCGTTTTGTGCTTGAAAATCCACCTTTTGGACAAGCGTGGGGTGGCAAGGATGCCGCTGAAGGTGTCGAGAAAGCTGTACAGGATGAGTACAAGAAGGGATTTGACGGGCGCTGGGGTGCCGGGCTTCCGGGATCTGGCGATATGCAGATGCTCTTTCTCCAGTCTGCCGTAGACAAAATGGATGATAATTTCGGGCGCTGCGCAATCATTGAAAATGGATCGCCACTCTTTACCGGCGGCACAGCATCCGGTGAAAGTCAGATCAGGAGATGGCTGCTTGAGAAGGATTTAATTGAAGCGATTATCGCTTTGCCGACGGATCTTTTTTATAACACAGGCATCGCGACTTATATATGGATTCTCTCGAAAAATAAAAGAGCTGAGCGCAAAGGCAAAATTCAGCTGATTGATGCTTCAAACATTTATCACAAGTTGAGAAAGGCACTCGGCAATAAACGTAATGAAATAAGTCCGGAAGATCGTACCGTCATTACAAAGCTGTACTCCGATTTCCGCGAAGATGAGAACGTCAAGATTTTCAATAACACAGAATTCATTTATCGTGAGTACACCGTAATGCAGCCGCTGCAGAGAAGCTATGCGATTACAGAAGAACGCATCGATGCAATGTTGTCAAAAGGTGCACTCTCTTCCCTTTATGACGAAGCCAAGGTAAATGAGCTGGAGAACGCTGCAGAGTTGACGGGCAAGGACGAAAAAAAGCTCGACAATTACAGGAAAAACCAGCCACTCTATGAGCAGATCATTGATACTCTGAAATCATCCGTAAACGATACTGTCTATCCATCACCGGATAAGTTCATGCCTGTGTTGAAAGTCACACTCAAGGGTGTAACAGATGACAAGAAATTACTCGAAAAAATAGCAGATGGTTTATCTCAGATGGATAAGACTGCGGAAATTCAGAAGGACAAGAAAGGCAATGTCATCTACGACAAGGAAACCAAGGACACGGAAATCGTAAAGTGGGATGAGGATATCGACGATTATATGAAGCGCGAGGTTCTTCCGCATGTACCGGATGCCAAGGCATTTTTTGATGAAGATTTAAGTAAGAAAAAACCGATTATTAAGACCGGTGCGGAGATTCCGTTTACCCGCTATTTCTATAAATATCAGCAGCCGAAACCAAGCGAAAAACTGGAGCAGCAGTTTATTGACTTGGAGAAATCTGTCAGTGAACGTATTCAGAAATTGTTTGGATGA